TAATATAAGTGCAAGTGGAACAGGTTCATTTTCAGATGGTAGATTTACAGGAAAGGTTGGTATTGGAGCCACTAGTCCTAGCGAATTACTAGAACTAAAACCAGGTTCAGGGGGTGATTCTAAAATAAATATAGTTAATTCTTCTGGAGTTCAAAAAGCATTAATAGGATATGATAACGGAAATGGAGGTTTAATTAATTTATACAATGAAGCAGGAACTAGAAATGTTGTTGTAAGGGGTTATGGTAATTCATACTTTAATGGAGGTAACTTTGGTATAGGAACAACTTCACCTATAGATAAATTACATGTTGATGGTGGTGATATTAGAATTAGAGGTGCAAGCTCAACCTCAGATTTAATTTTAGACCATAGTAGCCAATATAGTGGAAGTAGAATTAGAGGCATAAGAGATACAGGTCCCGATACTCAAGATTTTGGTAGTAGTGCATTACAATTTTTAACTAATGATAATAGTACTACGTCTGCAGAAGTTCAAATGACTTTAAGTTCCGAAGGTAAACTACAGATAGGATCTGGTTTTGCCCCAGAAAAACTAACAGTAGAAGGCAATATAAGTGCAAGTGGACACATATCAGGTTCATCTATAGTTGCTTCAAATATAGGAAGTTCTAATGCTCTTGTAACACTTAAAGCTATTAACACAAATGGAGTAGCTGAATTTGGAACACAAAGTGGTTATTCAAGAATTATATCTCAAGGTACTTTACGATATGCTGTATCTCCTTCTATACATTTTTGGTATGATTCTAGCGGTAATACACCTATGATACTTGCTAACAATGGTAATTTAGGTTTAGGAACAGGAACTGCACCAGCAGCTAAACTCCACGTAGTGGGTAATATAAGTTCAAGTGGAGCAATACAGCTTGGAGCAACTGTGCCTATAAAATTATTAGTAAATGGAGGAGCTCCCAACGATTCTACTGAATTTAGAAATGGAGGTGGTGAATTTAAAATATATTCAGGTAGAACAACAAACGCAAAACATCAATCATTTGTATTTGCCTCAGGTGATAATTATACATCTGGTGCTACAAGAATGATTATAACTGGTTCTACAGGTAATGTTGGTATAGGAACAACTACACCTTCTCAAAAATTAGATGTATCTGGTAATATAAATGCTACTGGTAGAGTACAAGCTGCAACTGCACAAATGATTGATTCGAGTGGTGTTTCTACTTTTGGTTCAAATACATCAACAAGATCAATTAGAGTTGGAAGAGATGGTACTTCTAACGATATTTTTATCACTGGTTCAAATGGTAATGTTGGTATAGGAACAGCTAGTCCTAGTCAAACACTTGAAGTTCATAGTACTATAAAAATAGGTGAAACAGGTGTAACTGGAGGTAGGTTAATATCTGGTGATTCAATGATTTTTCAAATTGACTCAGACGCTAGTAGTGGAACTTCTAGTTATAGATTTAGAGCAAATGGTACTGGTGATGATGGTACTGAATTAATGCGTATTGGTGAAAACGGAAAAGTAGGTATAGGAACAACTACACCAACAGAAGCTCTACAAGTAACAGGTAATATAAGTGCAAGTGGAGATATAATAGGCTTATCAGGTTCATTTTCAGAACTAGAAATTAGTACGCAATTATCAGCACAATCCACTATAGATTATCCGCATGTCATATCCTCAAAAGATGATGGAAACTCAATTAACCAATTAGGTGGAGAAGGTGTTGGTATTAAATTTAGAATAGCAGGTAATGCATCAACAACACCTGGGGATAGTTTAGTTGGAGCAAGTATTGCTGCTATTAGAGAAATTGCAAGTGACGCTGATTCAAGTACTGGTTTAGGATTTTTTGTTACTCAAAATGATGAAACATTAGATGAAGCTATAAGAATAGATCACGACGGTAACGTTGGTATAGGAACAGTTGCACCAACAGAAGCTCTACAAGTAACAGGTAATATAAGTGCAAGTGGAACAATAAAATCTGACGATATTACTATAAAAGGAGGTGTTAGTACTACCTCTGTATCTGAATTAGGATTTACTAATGCATTTGAAACAGCATTTCTAAGAAGCAAATATACTGATCCTAGTACTACAACAGAAACATATTTAGCTTTTCATACTAATACCGCAGGTGATTCTAATGGTACAGTATCAGAAAAAATGCGAATTGCAGGGCCTAATGTAGGTATAGGAACTACTAGTCCTAACGACTTATTAGAATTAAAAAGTGATGGGTCTAATGCAGGTGGTGCAGTAATGAGACTAACTCATGATAATAATAATAGCACAGATGTAATAGGTACTGTTAACTTTGCAAATAATGTTGGTTCTGCCGCCATGATTCAAGGTGGAACAACTAGTGGAAATACTAATGGTTATATTTCTTTCTTTACTGATAATTCAGGTACATCAGCAGAAAAAATGAGAATACTTGCAAACGGTAACGTTGGTATAAATGTTACTGCACCTACAAGAAAATTCCAAATAGATAGTTCAGATTTAACAGATAAAGCTACAGCATATTTTTATACTAACGCTAATCATACAGGGACTTCTACTAATTCTGTAGTATCAATAAGAAGTGATCATGGTTCTTCAACTGGTACCGTTTTAGATGTAAGAGGTGATGGAACTGGAGATTTAGTAAATATTCATGATGGTGGTACAGAAGTATTTACCATTTTAGATGGTGGTAACGTTGGTATAGGAACTGCTACACCTGATTCAGAATTACATGTGATAGGTGATATAAGTGCAAGTGGTGATATATTTTTACAAAATAATAAATTTATTAAACAACGACTAACTAATGGTACTGTAGTTACTGTATTTGGTTATGATTCAAGTAATTTTACTAGAGTAGGAGCTAACGCAGAAATCCAATTAGGAGGTGAAATTAAATTTAATTTTCCTATTTCAACACATATAACAGCCTCAGGTAATATAAGTTCAAGTGGAAATATATTTGGCCAAAAGTTTGGTAGAGATACAGATAATCTTATAGATTTTAGCACAGATAATCAAGTTACAGTTAAAGTTAATAACGTTGCAGAATATGAATTCGCTGAAAATGTATTTAGACCCACAACTACTGATGGAGCTGCATTAGGTGATACAAATCATTTATGGTCTGATCTATTTTTAAGAACAGGTGCAGTTATTAATTTTAATCAGTCTGACATTCTATTAACACATTCAACTGATACACTTACGTTTTCAGGTGGGACTTTTGTCGCAGGTGATGTAAGTGTAACTAACATAACAGCCTCAGGTAATATAAGCGCAAGTGGAGATGGTTATTTTAATAATGTCTTTATACCTGAAGGAAATAAAATAATTTTTGATAATGAATCAACTACTGACCAATTTATTACAGGTACAGATCACAATATAACAATAGATGGTGATAATAATGTTAATTTAACTGCTGATGTAGCAGTAAATTTAAATACACCACTAGTAACTACAACAGGTAATATAGCTGTTGCCGATGATGGTACAATAGGTTCTACTACTACAAATAATGCTATTGAATTTGCTGATGATGGTACAGTAAACATAAATGTTGCTTTTACAGCTGCTGGTACTACAGTAACTACTATCAATACAAGAAAAATGGCCATTAGTACGGGTAATGATGGTGATTATAATGGTGGTGATGTAGTATTTTTTGGTAGTGCAACTAGTATGACTAAAGGTAGAATATATCATTATAATTCAAGTGGAACTTGGGAATTAGCAAATCCAAATTCTGCAGCTACTAGTGATGGCTTGTTAGCTGTTGCTTTAGGAACTACTTCAAATACTCATGGTATGTTACTTAGAGGTATGGTAACATTAGATCATGATCCAGGTGCTGTTGGTGATGTTTTATTTTTAGATGAACAACAAGTAAGTAGTGCTTATGGAGCTGCTACAAGTGGTGCTCCAGCAGGTAGTGGTGATATAGTAAGGGTTATTGGTTATTGTTTAAACGCTAGTTCTGGTCAAATTTGGTTTAATCCATCTGGTACGTTTGTAGAAGTTACAGCATAATGAGTTACACAAACAAAACATTAACATTCAAATCAGATAAGATATACTACACAGACACATCTTTTGGAGGAGACTTTGAAGTTATGATGGATTGGGAAGATCCTTTAATGTCAGCTTCAGCAGCTTACGTGTGTGAAAACGGAGGAGATATTTTAGAAATAGGATTTGGAATGGGAATATCAGCAGGTTATATGCATTCTCATTCAATTTCAACACACACCATAATAGAAAACCATCCCAACATAGTATCTAAAGCTCAAGCATGGGCTTCAAATAAATCTAATGTAACTATTATAACAGGTAGTTGGTATGATGTCAAAGATTCACTATTAACATACGATGGTATATTTTATGATACTTTTGGTGATCAAAACATGAAAAATTTTAGTTCATCTTTAAGTGCTTTAACAAAATCAAACACTAAAGTAACTTGGTGGAATAATAATACTGATGAAACTAATTTTTACAGTATACCTAATGTAACTTATCAAGCTGTAATTATTGATCCACCAACAAACAGTTATTTTAATAGTACAACTTATTATTTACCAAAAAAACAGTTTTAGATGGCAACTCAAGCAGCGTCACATGTAGGTTTTATAACAGGTAATACAGGAGCTAATCAACCAGCAGCAAGAGATGCAACTACAGGTATAGCAACAAATGCTCCTTCAGGAGATCAAAGCGCAATGCAATATTTTCAATCTTCAGGTAGAGGAAGTGGAACTTTTAGATACATAAGAGCATTTTTTCGATTTGACACTTCTGGTATTAGTGGAGCTTCAAATTTTGTATTAAACGTACCAACATACACCGCAAGTGGATTAGATACTGACAATGTTTTTGTTATGAAATCAACTGCATTTAATGGAGAAGATAATGCACTTGAAGGTAATGATTTTAATAATTTAGGTTTTGGGGCAGCAAATTTATATTCTAATTCAGCTACGGGAGACGCTTGGTCAACAGGTGTAAGTGGAAATAATAATATAACTTTAAATGCTGCATTTGCATCATTTGCTAACGCCCAAAGTGTTACCAAAGTAGCTTTAATTACATCACTTGATTATAATGATACTGGTCTTGAAGAAGATGGAGACGTTACTAATGGTATTAATTTTAGTGGTACAATTCAATTAACATTTACAGCAGCAGCCTCAGGATATACACATAAAGTATTAGGAGTAGCAGCAGCTAATATAGCTAAAGTAAATACAGTAGCAACAGCAAACATAGAAAAAATAAATACAGTAGATTAACGGTTTCTATTTTTTACATATATGTATATCCGATTAATAAATACTAAAAATAAATTTAAACATTTAAGTTATGGCAACAGAAAAAATACCATCACCAGAAGAAATTAAAAACGAACCACAAAAATTTACTCAAAAAGAGTTAGATAATTTAAAAGGTTTTCAAACTAGATTAGACCAAATACTTTCACAATTAGGTAGAGTTCATTTATCCAAAATTAAATTAAATGAGCAAGAAGACTTAATAAAAGCTGAAATTAAAAAAATCGAAACTGAAGAACAAGAATTAGCTAAATCATTATCAGACAAGTACGGTAGAGGTTCTTTAGATATAGAAACAGGTACATTTACACCAGCAGGGTAGTTTTTAAAAAGCCAATTATATTTATTATTGATTAAATTACACTTTAATCGATTACTTGGTCGTGGTTTGCGTTTTCTTTTCATATTTATACGAGAACCAATCAAGGATATAACTTTATAAAAAAATATAAAATGGCAGAACAAATTATTTCACCAGGTGTTTTTACAAGAGAAAACGACCTTTCATTTTTACCAGCAGGAATTGGCGCAATAGGCGCTGCAATTGTTGGACCTACAGTAGAAGGACCAGCTTTTGTACCAACAGTAGTAAAAAGTTTCGCAGAATACGAAAGAAAATTTGGAACTTTAAGCTCTGAAACATTCGTTCCACAAACAGTTAGAGAATACTTAAGAAGTGCAGGATCAGTTACTGTAACTAGAGTATTAGGTGGTGGAGGAGCTACTTACACAACAAGTACTAATGAAGTAGTAGCATTAGCTGCTTTCCCTTCAGGTTCAAGTAAAGGATTATTTTTAGGTGCAATTTTTCCATCTAAAGACACAGACGCTTTACCAGATCTAAAAGATTCAGTTTTAACTAATGCATCTGATCCATTAAATATGGGTAGTTCTGGTAGTTTAGGTACTATTACTGGTTCATCTTACATTACATCTGCATCAATAGCAGGTACATTACAAATAAAATTATCAGGTTCAGCAACGTCTTTTTCTACTACTTTTGATGCTTCACTTACCCCAACAAGTAATAAATATTGGGTTAAATTATTAGGTGATACACCAGATAATAGTAAAACAGCAGTTGATGCATATAATGGTATACCAGGATATGCTGAATTAGAATTTAAAGATAAAATAACTACATTATTAGCAGATACAGCAGGAACACAATTTACTAATCATGGTATATCAACAACTTTAACATCTCCATCAAGTTCATTATTTGATGGGGTAGTTATTCAATTAGTAACCCAAGGAACTACTTTAACATATAGTGGGTTAACAGGTACAACTGAAAAATATTCATACGCTTCAACACCATTTATCCAATCAGGTAAAGCATTAGGTAGTAAAAATTTATTTAAAATTCATACAATATCTCATGGTAGAGAAATGAATACTAAATTTAAAATTTCTATTGCTAATTTAAGAGAACCAGCAGATATAGATGGTGTTCCACAATATTCTATTTTCTCTGTAATTTTAAGAAGATATAATGATACAGATAAAACTCCATTAATATTAGAACAATACAATAATTGTAATTTAGATCCAGATTCTCCAAATTATATTTCAAGAGTAATAGGAGATAGATTCCCACAATATAATGAAACATTAGGAAAAGTAGAATTACTTGGAAATTATCCTAATATTTCAGAATATGTTAGAGTAGAAGTAGACACAGCAGTAGATGCTAAAGCTACATCACCTAAATTATCACCTAAAGGATTTGCTGTATTAACTAATCCTATAGCTACAACAGTATTTAGTGGTAGTGGTATAATAAATAATAATGCAAGTGCTTATACAGTAGTATTTCCTTCAGCATCTTACGAAGGAGTACAAAAAACAGCATCTACAGGTACAGACTTTAATTCAAGAGGATATTTAGGATGGAAATTTGAAGATAAATCATACGATAATAAAAACTTTGTAAAACCATTACCAAATACAATAGAAAATAACGTAGCAGGAGCATTTAATGTTGAAAACTTTAATGGCCACGCAAATTCAAGTGCATTTGCAGGCAGTTTAAGTGCTTCATTAGACCCAACAGGAGTAAATGGACCAACAGCTAACCAACTTAAATTCTCAGTACCATTCCAGGGTGGAACAGATGGTATACCAACTCATAGAGTTAAATTTATAGGAAATGAAAGTACACTAGCATCCGCTTATACAGCAGGAACTAATCTATATGGCTTTGATTTAAGTACATCAACTGGAGTTGGAACAACAGCTTATAAAAAAGCACTAACTATACTTTCAAATCAAGATGAATACGATATTAACATGTTAGCATTACCAGGTGTACTTAAACAAAGACACTCAGCAGTAACAAATGCTGCAATTGATATGGTAGAAGAAAGAGGAGATGCATTTTATGTAATGGATTTAGCTCAATATAATACTTCAGTAAATTCAGCAGTAAACGAAGTAAGTGGTTTAGACACTAACTACGCAGCAGTTTATTACCCATGGGTTAAAGTGTTAGACACTTCAATAAATAAACCAGTATTAGTACCACCATCAGTAATAGTACCAGGAGCTATAGCAGCTTCAGACGCAATTGCTGCAGAATGGTTTGCACCAGCAGGTTTAAATAGAGGTGTATTAGGAAATGTATTAGAAGCTAAAACAAGATTAAATCAAGCTGAAAGAGACACATTATACGATGCTAAAATTAACCCAATTGCAACATTCCCAGCAACTGGAGTTTGTATTTGGGGACAAAAAACACTTCAAGAAAAAGCTTCAGCATTAGATAGAATTAATGTTCGTAGATTATTAATTGCTCTTAAGAAATTTATTGGAAGTTCTTCTAAATTCTTAGTATTTGAACAAAATACACAAGCTACTAGAAATAGATTCTTAAATATAGTAAATCCATATTTAGAGTCAGTACAACAAAGACAAGGATTATTTGCCTTTAGAGTACAAATGGATGAAAATAATAACACAGCAGCTGAAATTGATAGAAATCAATTAGTTGGCCAAATATTTTTACAACCAACTAAAACAGCTGAATTTATAATCTTAGATTTCAATGTACTACCAACTGGAGCAACATTTGATTCATAAAAATTAAAAAATAATATATTTATAATAGAACAATAAATAAAATAAAAAGATGGCAATATTAGACACAAACGAAACTATGTTCACAGCATTTGAACCTAAATTACAGAATAGGTTTATAATGTTTATTGATGGAATTCCAGCATACCTTATTAAGAAAATTTCACGTCCAAGTATAACATTTGGAGAAGTGGTTCTTGATCACATCAACGTGAAAAGAAAATTAAAAGGAAAAGCAAATTGGGAAAACATTACATGTGACTTATATGACCCAATCACTCCATCGGGTGCTCAAGCAGTAATGGAATGGGTAAGATTAGGACATGAGTCAGTTACAGGTAGAGACGGTTATAGTGATTTTTATAAAAAAGACATTAGAATCAACACATTAGGACCAGTAGGTGATATAGTTGAAGAATGGATTTTAAAAGGTGCTTATTGTCAATCAGCTAATTTTGGTGATATGGATTGGACATCAGATTCACCAGCAAACATTTCAATGACTATAGTAATGGATTATGCTATCTTAAATTACTAATAGTAATATTTTTATAAAGAAAAAGCGCCTTTTTGGCGCTTTCTTTATTTTACATATATGTATATCCGAACTAGTTTTAATAAATAAATAACGTTATGGAACAACAACATCAATTTCCCACAGAGGAAGTTACATTACCATCAAAGGGTTTATTATACCCAAAAGAATCCCCATTATCTAAAGGAGCCATTACAATGAAATACATGACAGCTCGAGAAGAAGATATATTAACTAATCAAAATTTAATTGAAAATGGAACAGTAATTGATAAATTATTACAATCTCTTATTATAACCCCAATTAATTATGATGATTTATTGTTAGGAGATAAAAATGCTGTATTAATAGCAGCTCGTATTTTAGGTTACGGTAAAGACTATGAATTTGAACATAAGGGAGAAACCCACCAAGCAGATTTAACAAAAGTAGAAGATAAGTCACTTAATGAATCTTTAATAATAAACAATGAAAATAAATTTTTCTTTACATTACCTACAGCAAAAAAAGAAGTTACATTTAAACTTTTAACTCATGGAGATGAAAAAGCTATAGCTAACGAAATGAAAGGTTTAAAAAGATTAAATAAAAATTCATCTTCAAATGTGTCTACTAGAATGAAATATATGATTACTTCTATAGGAGGTGATTCTGAAACAAAAACAATTAGAGAATTTGTTGACAATGAATTACTTGCTAGAGATGCTAGAGAATTAAGAAATTATATAGCTGAAGTACAACCAGACATTGATTTAACTCATGAATACGAAGATAAAAATGGGGACTTCGTTAAAATAACAATACCTATTGGTCTTAACTTTTTTTGGCCTGACACTGACATATAGAAACCAAGTCTTTACTCAAATACATGATCTAGTGTACCATGGCGGTGGTGGATTTATACACTCAGAGATATACAACATGCCTATTTGGATGAGAAGATATCATATTCAAAAAATTAATGAATATAATAAAGAGCAAAATAAAAAACAAGAAGAAGCTAAAAGAGGTAATTCAAGTTCACCCTCAAGTGGACCTGTAGGACCTAACATTAATCCTTCTTCAACATATAATTTTTAAGTAAAGACATCTATGATGTCTTTTCTTTTTTTATATTTATTAATGAATAATATTACACTATGGCTGATAACGACGAATTAGAAAAAGGTAAAAAACTTGTACAAGAACAAGTAGTAGAAGCTGGATATTTAGATAATGCTTATAAATCCATTGCTGCTACTTTATCTAATCTATTTGAAGATGCTATTGATAATCTTAATGGTATTGATAATGTAGGAGCTAAAATAGCTAAATCTTATGAAAGAGACATAGTAGGTTCTATAAAAAAAATGTCTGGGGGATTAGAGGAAAATGTAAATCTCCAACTTAAAATAAATAAAGAAATAAATGTTCAAAAAGAAATAGATAAAAAAATAGAAAAAGTTAAAGTAAGAGCCTTATTAACTAGTCAAAAAATAACACAAGCAGAAGGACTAACAACAGAACAAAAACTAAAATTAAGAGGAGCATTAACAGAACAGTATAAACTTGAAATAGCAAATCTTAAAACATTAGAAAATCAAAATAAAGAAACCCAAAAAGCAAAAGGTTTTGGAGCAGACATATCAGAAAGTTTAGGTGATCAATTAGACAAATTAGACAAATCAGGAACATTATCTGGTGTATTAAAAGGAAATTTTGAAGACATAGCAGGCTCTGCAAAATTAGCTCAAGCAGTTCTAGCAGCTATTGGCACAGCACTAATAGCAGGTAATAAATCTGTAATTGGTATTTCAAAAGAATTAGGAACTAGTGGAACAGAATCAACTCTTATAAGAGCTGAATTAGCAGGAGCTGCTTTTACAGCAAATGATTTAAGGGTAACAACTGAAGCTATATTAAAAGCAAACAAAGCTCTTAATAAAGAATTCCAAACAGCAGCCGTATTTAATAAAGATATATTAGTAGGTGCTACTGCAGCATTAGATGCACAATTAATGTCAGGAGAAGCAATAGCACAACTGTCAGGAGACGCTGCTAGATTAGGAATGACATTTGATGAATCTCTTAAAACTCAAGAAAATGCAGTAAACGCTATAAATTCACAAACGGGAGCTCAAATTAGTTTAAAAACAGTTTTAGAAGATTCTAATAAAATAACAGGACAAATTAGAGCTCAATTGGGATCTAACCCTGAGGCAATAGCAAGAGCAGTAACACAAGCAAAAGCATTAGGATTTGAATTAGAACAAATAGCAAACTCAGGTAAAGCATTATTAGGTTTTGAATCATCTATTGAAGCAGAATTAGAAGCAGAATTACTTACAGGTAAACAATTAAATTTAGAAAAAGCAAGACTAGCAGCATTAACAGGAGATTATGAAACCCTAACAAAAGAAATAGCAGCTAATGTAGGTGATTTTAACGATTTTTCTCAAATGAATGTTTTACAACAAGAAGCAATAGCTAAATCTGTTGGAATGACAGCAGATGATTTAGCTAATTCATTAATAACAGAAGAAAACAGAGAACAATTATTACAAGATGCTATTGCAAGTGGAAACACACAAGCAGTCCAAGATTTAAAAAGATTAGACACACAAGAAAAATTTGCTAAAGTAATGGAACAAGTAAAAGGATTAGCTATAGATATAGCTGCAGTATTTTCTCCTTTAGTAGATATTATAGGTTTAATTGCTGATGGTTTAGGAACAGCAGGGGGTAAAATGGCAGTGATTGCAGGAGGTATAGCATTAGTGGCAAAATATTCTGTAATATCCGCTATAGGAACATTATTTAGATCTTTTGGAAACATACCTTTTGGATTAGGAGTACCTTTAGCAGTAGCAGCTACAGCAGGATTAATGGGACTTATAAGTAATGCTTCAAAAGCAGACGATATGGGGTATGGTAATAATACACTTGTTACTAAAAATAAAGGAGCAATTATGCTTAATAACAATGATAGTGTTGTAGCAGGAACCAATCTTTTAGGTGGTGGAGGCGGATCAGCTCCAATTGACTATGATAAAATGGCTTCAGCAATGTCTAAAGCCCAAGTTAATGTTTCAACAAAATATGACTCATTTAGCGCTAATAGTACAACATCAAATGGAGGAAGATACCAAAGCACAGCAAGATATGAGTCTAAATTTGCTTAATTTATATGTATAATAAAACACAACAATTATGAGTTTAAAAGACAAAAAATCATTATTTGATAGAAATCAAACAGGTGTAAAAGGAAATACAGTAGGACAAAATTCACCTAGTGATGGTGGGTATTTTTCTGACGGTGGACAATCACAATCTCCATTTCAAAGTACAACAGGAGATCATTTAGTAGACATGTTAACTAAAAATGTAAAAAGTACAAACACAGGATTAACATACACTCCATCACCAAATAAATCTCAATTTCAAGATTTAGATGGGACAACAGGCCCACAGTCTCAATTGCCACAAGAAGCAGCATCACAAAAACACATTGATTCTTTAAAACAGGTACCTGGTGGTTCATCAAATTCTCCATTTCAAGATAGAAATGATGGAGCTACACCAGGACAATATTTAGATAATTTACCAGGCTAAACTTTAATTAATGGCTTTAAAAAACCTAAAATCGGACTTAGCTGCGGGGGATCTAGCAACTTCAGCAGCTGAAAACTTAACCTATGGAAAAGGTACTGCGTATGACAGACCTGGTCAAGGATTTAGTAACGAACCTTTTATTAAAGGTGGTATAAATTTAGGTGGAACATCACAGTTTAATGCAATTACTGGTGGTTTTATACGAGGTGGTGTGTTAATGCATATTGAACGATTACTGCAAGATACTACCCGAATAGGTAAATTTTTAATATCAAATAGGGGTATTACTTTTTTAACAAAACAAATAGGATTACAAAAATCAAATCCTAAAATTAGCGAACCATCTGTAGGAGGAATATTAGGTTCTCCAGCTAACCATAGAACTTATAATTTTGGTATAAACACATTAGCTCAAGTAGTAGGACAAGGTACTGGTTTACATGTTAATAGACAAGGTAAAACACCTTTTGCTAAAGAAGGTTATATAGATGAAGAAAAATTTTCAAATAATTATTCATTACCTGACTTTTCAGGAAAAAGTAGCAATACTAACAGATTACTTTATTTATTTGATAAAAATATAAGCACATCTCCTCAACAAGAACGTTTCAAAACAGCAATGGTTAATGTAGCAGGAACACTAACAGAAGTTCCTTTTGCAGATAGATCTAATTATTCCGCAGTACCTGGTCAAACTCATAATGCAGATGGTAGTCCTATAGAAACAGAACAAAAGAAACAATCTAGATTAGGTAAATTTGCCCAAAACGTAGGAAAAAAAATTAAAGCAGCATTTGCAAACCCTAATGAAGAACTATATTCATATGCGGGGGGTCCTGGTTCAACCTATGGTATTGGTAAAACAAATATATATAAGTATAGTAATACTAATACTAAACAAGATTTAAGATATGAAGGTCCTAAAAACATAGGATTTTTTGCTGAAGATAAAAATGATATAAATGGAATATTTAATGTTAATAATATTTTATTTGAAAAACCTAGTGATAAAGCTTTAGAGGATTTAAATTTAAGAGATAAAAATATTGGTTTAGGTTATCACACAACATTTGATTCTCATGTTTTAAATAGTACATCTAGGGTAAAAAATTATTTAGCTACTTTAGGTAAAATAACAGAAGATAATTATAATAAAACAAGAAAAGATGGTAAATCTTACCATAGAGAAGAAAGAGTCAATTTAGGTAATCCAGGTGGTGACCCAACACTAGGAACAACTACAGTAGATTTAATAAATGCTTTAGATGTTTTTAAATCAGATCAAGATTTTCAAAGTAATGCTGTAAGAGATTTAATACGTTTTAGAATTGAAGCTGTAAATCCATACACACCTAATAAATCAGATGTAATGGTATTTAGAGCATTTTTAGATGATATGGGTGATAATTTTACGGCTAATTATAATGAATTTAATTATAATGGTAGAGCAGAAAGTTTTTACACATATAATGGTTTTAATCGAGATGTAAGTTTTGGTTTTAAAATAGCAGCCCAATCAGCTCGTGAAATGAAACCTTTATACAGAAAATTAAATTATTTATTATCAAATACTACACCTGAATACAATGAAACTTCGGGTAGAATGATGACTCCTTTTATGAGACTAACTATAGGTAGTTATTTCCAGCAATTACCTGGTGTTATAAAAAATGTAAGTATAACATGGAATAAAGATTATCCTTGGGAAATAACATTAGATGCACCTGAAGGAGGAACTACTAGTAATTTATTTGTTTTACCTCATGTTTTAGATGTAAAAGTTACTTATCAACCAATACATGATTTCTTACCACAAAAAGGTATACGCTCTCCATTTATTATTCCTCATAAAGATAGTCCTATAGCTAATACACCAGGAAGAAAATTATGGAATCAGGAAGAATCATCCCCAACTTTAGCTAATGCTGTTGCAAAAATAAAATAATATGTCAAGTAGATTAAGATTTATACAAAAACAAAAGGGGGCTAATGGAAAAATAGTACATAAATATATAAAATACCCTAATATCCCCTTATCTGTAGATGATATATATGCTACTACATTAATTGGAGACAGATTAGATTTAATAGCAGATCAATTTTATAAAAATGTGGATTTATGGTGGGTTATTGCTACCGCAAATCCAGATGTTATTAGAAGAGATAGTTTCAATTTAAAATCTGGTTTACAAATTAGAATTCCTGATCCAAATAGAATTACTAATATATTAAGATCATTTGAACAAATAAATAAATAAGTTATGTCTATATTCAAAGAAACCTTTAAAGATTTTGTTTTTAGGCAGCTTCGAATGAGAGAAGCTATTATAGAACAAGGAAATGATCCCACTAAATTTAGACATAGATTTGGTAATCCTAGAACAAAAATAGAAGGTGAAAATGGTGAATCCACTAATGTAAACATAGCAGCTGGTGCTTTTTATACAAACACAGTACATAAACAATGTGTTATTAGAATGACTTCAGGTGTAGATGTTACAAGTAGAGAATTTTTAGAAGAAGGAGAAGACGGTGAAGGTGATAAGTTAGCAAAAGCTTACATTTTAGAAGGTGGTGTATTAGATGAAAATAAAAAACCAAGATCAGGTTTTGCAAAAAATAATGGAGCATATGGTGATAAATCTATCCGTTCAAACGCAACAGATGGTTTTGGTATAGTACCAATGCCAGGTATTATAGATGCTGACATTAGAACAAAAACAGCCTATGGTTCACTTCGTGAAGCAAAAGTAAATTTTGTTTGCCATAACAGACGTCAATTAGAAGTTTTAGAATTATTATATATGAGACCAGGTTTTCCTATCTTATTAGAATGGCAGTGGTCACCTTTTATTAATAATAAAGGAAAAATAGATAATGAACTCTATGGTATAGGAGACGATTGGTTTGATCCTAATAAAACTACTAATGATTTTAATACATCTATAATAAAAAATAAAGAGGAAAGTAATGGTAATTATGATGGATTTGTAGGTTTTTGTAAAAATTTTGAATTTAAATCAAGACCAGATGGGGGTTATGATTGCACTACTGAAATCATAGCCGCAGGAGAAGTTTTAGAAAGTTTAAAATCTAGAAATGATGGTTATTCTAAAAAAGAAGAAGATAAAAAAATCCAAATAGATAATATGCAATTTTTACTAGAGGGAATAATTGAAATATCTGAAGTAAAAGATCAACTAAATACTAGTAATGGGTCTAACGCTCTTTACTATTTACAACAAAATCCCCTAGCAAATGAATTTTTAGTAAATTCTGAAGGAGTAGACGCATTAGAAAAATTAAAAGAATTAAATGAATCAAATAAGCCAGGAAATAGTCAGGTAGCATCTCTAAGACAATCATCTAATTACATAAAATCCTCAGATTTATTAAGAGATTATTTTAATAAAGTTGATAAGTATTTTATATTTAAAGGAGATGTGTTAGGAACTCGAAAATTATTTTTTAATATACTTACAAAAACAAATAAAACTGATAGAACTTATATAAGATGGGATCATTTATGTGACTTAATTAATAGAGTTGTATTTCCCCTTCCTAATCCTAGTAAAATAGATGATCCACTATGTCAATTAGTTTATACCCAAAAAACTAATAAAGGTAAAGAAGAATATATACAATCTGTTCCTTATGAATTCCCAGGAGAATTATACAGTAAAGTTGACAATAATGGCGGAAAAATTAGAAACATATCTAAAGATGCTTTTAAAACAAAATTAGAAACTATAATAAATGTAGAATCTATTTTAAATAATAGTTTTGATCCTTCTATATGTTTACTTCCTAGTCAAGTTAGTGAAACAGAATCTGGAATTAAAAATGAAATTGGACATATAATGTTAGGTGTAGAACATTTAAGTAAAGTATATAACCAAATGGCTTATAGTAATGATGAGCCTAAAGAAAATTTTAACTTTTTTGATTATCTTAAAAAAATATGGCAAGATGTTAATAAAGCATGTGTAGGAAATCATAATTTTATTCTCCAAACAGAATTAGAAAGTCCTAATAAAGCAAGAATAATAGATTTACAAGTAAACCCCCCTAACATTAAACCAGAAGATCTATTTGAATTTAAAATACAGAGTAATAAATCAATAGTTAGAGATTTTAACTTTAACACTACAATTCCAAGTGCTTTAAGTGCAACAATAGGAATAGCAGCTCAGGCTCCGACTAGTGTTAGTGATTTAGATCAAGTTACATTTGCAAATTTTTCAAAAGGTATAAAAAGTAGATTTACTTCAAATACAAATATAATTTCAACAAAAGCAAAAAAAGATAATAGTGAAGAAATAATAAATGCATATAAAAAAGATTTAGAAAAATATAAAGAAAATATAGTAGATCTAGCAGTTTATCAAGCAGAATTAGCATTAGGGGAATTTGATGATAATTCAAAAGACACAGTAGATGATAAAACATTTTCAGAAGCTACTGGTTTAGCATCTGGTATTCAAAAACAAATAACTTCTTTACTACAGAGAAATCCAAAAACAGGGAAAAGACGTCCTATAATTCCTTCAAGAAAATCAGCTGTAATTCCCCTAAAATTTAATGTTTCTATGGATGGTATAAGTGGCGCAATTATAGGAAATGTTTTTAAAGTAGAAAAAGAAAAATTACCAAAAGGATACCAAGCAGATGATGTAGCTTTTGTAGTAATGGGTGAATCACAAAAAATAACATCTGGGCAAGATTGGACAACTGAATTATCAGGACAACTAATGTTATTAGATTTAGGAAAAGAAGAAAGAGAAAAACTTAATAACAAATATGAAGGAGATGGTGGGGGTGGTGCTGGTGGTGATAAAGCTGGATCAGGAGAAACAACCCCACCTGTAATTTTAGAAGACGAAATAATAGATAATGGTCCTCAAGTTGAAGATGAAGTTTTACCCAAAACACCCCAATGTCCCCCAGGTCAAGTATGGAATGAAGACATTCAAGCTTGTGTATTAGAAGATGTATCTATAGAACCAAAAGTAGGAAATACAGGATTAACACAAGAACAAATAGACAATGGTGGATTAGAAACAACTAAAAGAAGAGTAAATGGTAACACCCCATATGAATATGCTTATTTACTACAAGCGGCTGGAAGTGCACAAAATGGTGCTTTACAAGAAGAATTTTTTAAGGGTAATACATCAAATGTTAATATTATTAATTCCAATGTTGATAAATTAAGACAACAGTATAGTTCTGTTTTCCAATATAATTTTAGTATGCAAGATTTTCCATCTTTAAGGAACGCAAATATGGGTTCAGCTTTTTCTTCTTATGAATCATGGATGACTTATTTATCAAAAACTTTCCCTAATTTAGTATAATATGGCAAGATATATACCAAAATCAAAAGTAAGCATATTACAAACAGCACAAAATGAATTTGTAATAGCCTCAACATTACGTTCATATAATGGATCTTACATGGAACTTAGTGATGGTACCTTTTTTGCGGGTAACAATCCCCAAAAACCAGGAGAAAAATTATTAAAAAGAAAACCTGTTGGTAGTTCTTTTGGTAAAAGTAATAATAATTCAACTTATAGAAAAATAAATAGACCTGTATACAATGAATTATCTAAGAAAACACCCATCCCTATTAATAAACCCCAACCAACAAATAAAGATTATGAACGAGGATATTTTACAAGATATTTTTGTAAAAGAGTAAATGATAAATATAATTACTTTGAAATAAATAAAAAAACATATGATAGTTTAAATTCAAAAACAGATAATTATGATTATAATTTATATATTATAGGAGAAATAAATTGGATATTATTAGAAACACCTAAAAACTCTGTAATAAAAATTAATGATATTAACGTAAAATTGTTATTAAATATATATCCTTTTTTAAACGTATTTTTTAATATTTTAAATGAATATGAACCTTTACACACTAGAAATTTTATGGAAAAACTATCTATAAAAGAAGGAACTAAAATTATACCTTATGAAGGTTACTTTCACCAACACCCTAAAAAAGGATTTATGGAAGGACCTTTTCATTCAACTAAACTACATAAAAAATTATTTACCTTAGACCAACTTAAATCTACTCCTAAATCAAATTATACACCTTTAGCTAACCCAAATGCAACTCAAATAAGGCCAACAAGGGGAAATAGTGGGGGTGGAAGTAGAACATCATATACATCAGGAGGTTCAACTTCATCAGGAGGTTCAACTTCATCAGGAAGAGGTGGTTATTAGATAAAATTTTATTACACTGGTAAGGTATGTTTTATCTTATCGAAACAAAAAATCAATTAGACAAACTAGAATTAAAATTATCTTCTAGTCTATCACGTTATCTTGAATTTATTCAAGGCAATGACAACACACACCCTCAATTAGCAGAAATAATAGCAGTATATCTTGACGTTGATGGTGAAGATTTTATTATACCCTTAAGCCATTTAGAATGTATAAATCAAGACAGAGATCTTATATTTAGTTTATTAAAAAGATATGATTTTTGTGTTTTAGATAAGAAGAGCAGCTTACATGCGGCCCCACAACTATCTTATACGGATATACAACATACAATACCTTCCTTAAACCAACATACAACTAATACACACCAATGGTATTACCGTAAATTCCCGCAAACTAAAGTGAATAAAATGATACCTGTGGGAAAACACCTAGAGCGCTGTAAACAAAAGTCACACGATATATTCCAAGAGTATCGTGGGGAAACTAATGAGTATTATAATAAAATATTATTACCTGTCTTACATAAGTTAGAAAAAAATGCATTAAAATTTAATAGCAAGTTTGACGATTACTTTACATTAAAGAATAAAAAATTCTCTGTAAAAGAAAATCATATATACGGATGGTATAATCCATATACTACAACGGGTCGTCCTGTAAATAACTTTAATGGAATAAATTTTGTGGGTCTAAAACACGACAATGGCGAAAGAGACAGTTTTGAACCTGACAATGACTTTTTTGTAGAAATGGATTATGATGGTTATCATCCCCGTCTAATAGGCGATATAGTCGACTATCAATTTGAAGGCAACGTACACAACACACTTGCGGAAATTTACTTTAAATCTAAGAAAATAACTCCACAACAATATAAGGAAAGTAAAACGCTTACATTTAAACAAATATATGGAGGTATAGATAAGGCGAACTTACATCACCCTTTCTTTTCTAAAACACAACAATTTATAGACATTATTTGGGATGAATTTAATAAAAATGGATATATAGATGTAGGATCCTATCGTATAAAAAAAGACGATCATCCTAAAATACATGCTCAAAAATTATTTAACTATTACATTCAAGCTACAGAAACAGAAACCAACATTCGTAAGATACAGGTTATACAAGATTATTTAAAAACAAAACAAACAAGATTAGTTCTTTACATATATGATGCATTTATATTTGATGTGTCAAAGCAGGATGGTAAACAAACACTTTTAGATTTAGAAAACATACTTAGTGAAAAATTCCCAATCAAAATTAAGATTGGTAAACATTATGGTGACCTAAGTTAGTTTATATTTATAATCGGAAAATTCCGGTTATTTATGAACAACAGATTATATTGTACATTTACTAATAATAATGATGTTGAAGAAGTTACTGATAAGATAAAATCATCTTATGTAATTCTCTTTAATAAAATTTTTGTGTTAGAAAGTTTGGATGGTGAAAAAATCATGCTTACATATAATGTTGATATGAGTAATTCAACAACTAATGGTATAATAGATAATACAATATTAGTACACAGAAAAAAACAAACTAATACTTTATACACTATTAATGCGCTTAATGAATTAATTAAAAGTTTAAATAACGGAGTTTTAGATAAAAGATTTCCTATAGAATGGAATAATTATAAAAATTGTATATTACTCATACAAACAGAGGGTTTTAATCGTATAGACACGAAAATAAAAGAAATCATAAAACTTTAGTAGAAAAATTTGGTTTAGCCAAACATGCTTCGTACATTACACGAAGTAATAAGATACATTATATAAATTTTAAAAAAAAAATCGTATGAATTTAGATGAAATCAAGAATCGTTTAAACAAATTAAACAACAAAGGGGGCGGTGGCTCTAGTGACTTCAAAAACAATTTTTGGAGACCACCAGTAGGTGAAAAATCAGTGATAAGAATAGTACCTTACGCACACAATAAAGACTTTCCATTTTCGGAATTATATTTTTACTTTGGTATTGGTAAACCAAGAATGATTGCCTTAACTAACTTTGATGAGTCAGATCCAATTATGGAATTTGCAACTCAATTAAGAAAATCAGGTGACAGTGAAAATATGGAATTAGCTAAAAAATTATACCCAAAACTTAGAGTTTTTGCTCCAGTAATAGTAAGAGGAGAAGAAGACAAAGGAGTTAGGTTTTATGAATTTG